TAGGATTCGCAGAGCTTGTTTTGCCTTTTCGTTACTATAACCATAATAACGTTTTACCAATTCAAGGTCTTTGATTTCATCTTTACGCAACCAAGGAGAGAATCTCTTCTTAGTTCTCAGTGTATTTAGAAAAAAATCATATTGAAGTTTTTTTGGTAGGAAATGATACCTATTCATCTCATTAGCAAACATAATTGCATCAAGATGTCCAGAGTATATACGATTAACAATGTATGGAGAATAGTCCTTTTCCAATGAAGTATCATCATCAATCAAATTCTTTTTTGTTTGGTTAATTGAGTTCAACCAGTCTTTCAATTCAGTCATAATAATTCTAATTTATATGCCAAAGAAACTCTCAATCCATTAAAAGATCTATTAGGTTCTAATGCCTGATGCCATATATTAGCAGGAAATATTATAGCACGATTTGGCATATAAGTAACCACTTGCTTAATTTTAATAGAAGCAGAAGAATCATCCATAATATATTTTCTCCTTATCGACTCATACTCAATACCATTTCCATTATCTTCAAAAAATACCAAATTTCCACCCCAAGCATACTTCCATACTTGATTTGGATAATATATAAAAGTTATATCATTATCAGAACCTATAACATCTGGATGAGGATTTCCATTTTGTCCTGCAGTTTGACCATTAGCATATATTCTCCTAACTTTAATATTCAAATCTAATTTATTTTTAATTATGTTAAAAAGATAATCACTAAAATAATCTTCATTCTCAAGGCCATTCATATGCCAAAATGGAGAAAAATTATTTCCTCCAGTAAAAGACCACTGAGGTCTCAACATCAATTCAAATATTTCTTTATGAATGTTAGGTGTAAAGAAATTATCAATAACCTGTATCAACTCCTTTTCTCCTTTTCCAATCATTATACATCTGCCCATATACCATTCCTTCATGAGATTTAATATCCCTACCTTTAAGAAGTTCTAGTTGCTGTGCAGTTAAATTATTACCCATAATTTTAAGGTAATCTTTTTCCCAATTAGGAATTTCTTTAATGTATTCTTTAGTCATGTGTCAATTTAGAAATATACTGGTAAATTAAATCCCATTTAAATTCAAATGTTTCTCCATTTTCATCCTGCAAATAAAACGGTATATTAGGATGCAATCTCTTAGCCCTATAATAATGATTAATGACATTATAATCATCATCAATACAACGCTGTTCTTCTAATTCTTCTTCAGTCATGATAACTCCTTAATTTTATCTCGCCAATACTGACGATCAGCATCACTTATCCAAGGATTGTGTTTTTGTACATGTGCATGATCTAACCACTGTTTTGCAGTCCAATCTTTCTTTGGTCCTAAGTGATCTTTAAGACTCATTATGAATCTCTCTTGATTTATTCTTGATTATAATTCTATTATTTTTATAATCAGGAACAAACTCTAAGACATCCATATGATCCCAACATAGTTCTTCATACAAAGCATTAAGACGATCCATATCCTCCCATAAATCATTGATGTGTTCGTGGTCTTCTAAGCTCATCGGATAATTTGGATGTTGTTGTCTTCTGTCCAGAGTTCGACTTTATCTCTGAATCTATTTTCTTGTTTAAGTTTCTCATATCTCTTGGTTGCTTTACGCTTCCACCAAGAAACAATGTTCTCTAAATGAAACTTGTCCCAGTTCTGACCTTTCCTTAATTTATCTTCTTCACCAAGTAGTACTTCACGAATGTTAGCATATCCATAATCAGAAATATAAAATCTTTTCTTCTGAGTAAGTCCGAAAGCCATATCTATGACAGCATTAAACTTCTCTAGTTTCTCAGTCTTCCCATATTCCTTAAGAGAGTTTTTAGTCCAAGAAATCATCTTAGTCTGTCTCTTCATCTTCTTAGAAGATGCTCTGTTCTCTGTGAGAGGTTGATTATTATTCAGTTTGGTAAAGTGATCATGGAGTTTGTGAAACACATCTGCATGGAGCAGAGGGAGGAACTTACTCTCTGTTAGACCTTTATACCTCATGAACGGTTTAAGACCGTCATACTGTGATGCTGATGTGGTAGAACCATACAAAGATGTAGTCTCAAATAAACCAATATCCTTCTCAAACACTTCATTGAGAGTCTCTCTAGCAAAATGCGAAAGACATAAAAGTGCCAGAAGTTTTCCACCAAGATAGTTATATCCAAACGGTTGAGATGGAACTATTACAAATCCCATCACGGCATGTTGATTAAATATAGAAAGATTAGGTTGATGACCTAACCAAAGATTTCTCGGTTTAGAGTTAATAGTAGGAGACCCAAAACGAATAAATCCCAGTACCTGCTGAGACCTTTTCTCATAGACCATCCAACGAAGTTCTCTACCTGGTATATTACTTTCATTGTTATGTGACGAAACTGCTTGTAGAAGATTTACATAATGTTCTTGTGGTAATGCATTCTGGAATCTTTTACCGACAAACTTAATATCAAATTCCATCTCTTCAGGATGGATATCCTCATTAAAAAATTCATCCTTTAATGAAGTTAAAGGATTCTCTTCAGCAACTATTTCTCTTTTTACATATCTAAGATAATCTTCAATAGAAGTAAAGTGTTCGAAATAATTAATAAATTCATCGGCAGCCCATTCAGCATCAGATTCAGGAATTATCATAATTTAAGTGCAATTGAATTGCGTTATCAAAGTTAGTGTAAGTTGGTTCATGCAATGCACAGTACTCACTAAAGGTAATCATCATTTCCTTACGTGATAGTTTACAATGTTTTGCTGCTTTTGGCAAGTTCCATTTTGCCGAAAACAACATCTCCATTGCTTCCCTAGTTTCTACTCTCACAGTGCATCCATATCTCCACCGTGCCTTGGTGTATGATGCTTCATACCATCATGATTACCATCATTAGGTAACTTACCTGTTTGCAAATAAATGATAGTATCTTCACACCCTCTGAGATAATCTATTTGACTTTGCAATATAGTCCATTGTGGAGATTCTCTTTGAGTCTCCATTTTTCTTGCTTTAACCTGAGCCGTTCTCTTAGTAAATCTTTCTAAAAGTTGCTCTAAATTTTCTGTCTGTTTCATTAATAAAACCTCTGATTATCGTCAAGTGATCTCTCCAATTCTAATACAACAGTATCCATGATACGATTAAAAGATCTTGACATCTGACGATATCCAGATCCAACATATAACTGGCCAGCAAATACCGATACAGTTGCAAGGCCCCAAAAGATATAATAGAACTTAGACTTTACTTGATTTCTTTGTTTTTCTTTTCTAACGCCCCATGATGGTGGCGGTGATCCATAACTAGTCATTTTTTTCCCAAGGTGTGTGATGATCTAAATTTAACCATTTTTTTATTTTATTCCATATTTTTTTCATTTAAACTCACACTCCACCATGATTTCAGTAAGACATGCAAGCATATTTATTTCTTGATCCGCAACAAATGCCATTTGATATTGATACTTAGCGATAGTAAGAACAGCAGCAGGTATGGTATTCGGAACCAAAGACTTGTAGAGATTATCATAAATCCTACGAAATAGGACAGAAGTATCATTATCCATATTATTGTTGACCCACTTACGAACTTCAGGGAAGTTTTTTGCTTTAAGATTTTTAATGAGATCATCGATTGCTACATCAGAAAATGCTGCTAATATTCCACTATCTATCTTACCACTAACTGAGTATCTCTGACACTCATTAAGTACCCTTCTCCAATCTGGAAAATGCTTATTTACCAACTGTACTAATACTTTCTTATCAGCTTCAATCCTTTCTTTGTCCAAGATAAAGTTGAGTCTTTGGAAGAAATTAGCAGCGATCTGCTGCTTTTCTTTTCCTCTAATAGAAAAGTCAATGACAGCACATCTGGAATGGAGAGGTTCGAGGATCTTATTCTTGTAGTTGCAAGTGAAAATAAATCTACAGTTCCCTGCAAATTCTTCGATAAATGCTCTGAGTAAGAGTTGTACATCATTGCCTGTGTTGTCTGCTTCATCAATGATGATGACCTTGTGCTTCGCCTCCGATGAGAGAGATACAGTGGATGCAAAGTTTTTTGCGTTATTCCTGACGGTATCGAGGAATCTTCCCTCATCGGATCCGTTAATGACATAGAAGTCCACTCCAAGTTCATTACACAATGCTTTTGCAACAGTAGTCTTTCCTACACCAGGAGGACCAGCAAGAAGCATATTAGGTATTTCTCCTTTATTTAGAAATTCCTTAAAGGTTTTCTTAATATTATCAGGAAGAATACAATCTTCAATTGTTTTGGGTCTGTATTTTTCAACCCATATAAAATCACTCATTTTCTAGTAGTATTACTCCGTGTTCTGTTTATTATACTAATAAACTTATCTCCAGCAAATGTGCCACCAAGACATACATCAATCTCATCACCATCTTTCCAGTTGGTTTCACCATTCATTTTGGTGTGAGTCATTGCCACTTGAATTTGATCAATGACTTCTTGTGTTAGTCTCATTATCCAAAAGTAGAATCAGGTTCTAATGCAATGAAATATTTAAGATCTAAACTTTCATTAGTAAACTTAGATAAAAGTTTCTGTGATACTATAACATCATAGGCACCAGGAATAATCTTAATATTCTCTACTTTAAAGTTAAAGGTAAATTCCTTATCAGTCTCACCAACTACAATGGCAAACTCATTAGAAGTATCATTCTTCTTATCACGAGTAACAAGTTTAATAACACCTGCTTCACCAATTGCTGATAAATCAGGTAACTGATATACTGCAGCAGCCTTCAAGAGTTTCTCTAAACATGTACTATCAAGTTTAAAACGAATATCTTCTGAAGGAAGAGTAATCTCCTTCTCAGGTGGAGAAATTATTACTGCAGGATCAGCAAAGAAATATTTAACTCTTCTCTTACCTTCACGAATAGTAAGATATGAGTTTTCTTTAAAGTCTAATTCAGGATCCTGATGTAATCCTAGTCCATTTAAGAATTGATTTAAATCATAGATAGCAAAATCACGAGAAAATTCTTCATCAATTCTTGCCTCTGCAAGGATGTTCTTAGCAACAGAAATAGTACGAAGACTATTACCTTGCTTTACAAGAATTGAATTATTAATTCCAGCAAAGTTTTTAAGGATAGCGAGAGTTTTGTCAGATAAATTCATAGTTTGGTCTCTAAGTTTCATAATTAAGGCATGTTGTGGTCAAT